GATCACTTTGGTTCCAATGCTATTGACTCTATCCTGAACAGGATTCGATACTTTGCCAAAGCTCTGAACTGTAAGTATGTGGTACTGGATCATATAAGTATCATAGTTTCTGATCAGAATGTGGCTGATGAACGTAGAGCCATTGATGAGATCATGACAAAGATGCGTACCATTGTTCAAGAGCTTGACATTGCCCTGCTCATTGTATCTCATCTTCGTAGACCCATGTCTACAGGCCATGAAGAAGGGGCTGTAACGTCTCTCTCCCAGCTTAGAGGATCGGCCAGTATAGGTCAGCTATCCGATATTGTTATTGGTCTGGAAAGAAACGGGCAGCATGAGGATGAAGTGGAAAGACATACAACAACAGTACGGGTTATCAAGAACAGGTTTTCCGGTTTGACAGGACCAGCCTGTAGAGTATACTATGGTCGTGAATCAGGTAGGCTCACAGAAGTTCATGAGGAATTTGAAGAACTAGAATAATGCATTGGACTTATAAAAGAAAACCTTTCGTTCCCGATCTTGATAATAGGTTTGGTTTTGTATACAAGATAACAAATAAGAAAACCAAGAAGTCCTATGTAGGGTGCAAGCAATATTTTATTGGTATTAAAAAGAAATCTCGTAAGCCTTCCGGTTGGGAAACATATACAGGTTCTTCCAAACATCTTAATTCTGACATGGGAAAAATAGGAAAGAAGAATTTTGCATTTCAAATTATAGGGGAGTATGAAAACAAAAGAAGTTTGAACTACTATGAATGCTTCTATCAAATGAAACTAAAAGTTCTTACCACTGTACTCAAAGGTACAGATGAACCGGCCTACTATAATAATTATGTTGGTGGTAAATTTTACAGACCTATAAGAGTAGAGGAAACATAATGCCAGTTGTCCTGCAACTGAGAGTTCATGAGAAAGACCTTGATCTTAATCCCGATGTATGGTATGTGTATACCGTTCATGAGAAACAAAAACTATCTGAAAGAAATATAATTACGATCCGTAATAAGAAATCTCTCACTACTCATTGGTCAGATTTAAACTTTGATGAAAACTCAGAAAAAATATTGGAGGATACAAATAAAATAATTTCTATTTTAACATCCCATAGTATAGTAATATTATCATTGGAAAAAATGACTAATGATCTTGCAGAAATGGAAGAACACTGTCCTAAAACAAAAGAGTTTCTTGAAAGGCAAGTGGAAAGGCTTATGAAATATGGCTATTAAACAAAAGGACTTCATGAAATTTCTTGGTATTCCAGATGAAGATTATGATCCTACCAAGAATCGTCTTGTTATTGTATTTGAAGAAGCTGACAATGAGGAAGAATTTGTAGTTCAAATATTTGATATCTCTGAAAATGAAACGAGAATATCTCTCATTAAAGAACTGGGATATGGTATCCTGTCTCATCTGTATGATGAAGATTTTGTGAATGCCATCAGAGAAGCTGGCCGGTATTCTTTCAATGCCAAGTATCCTCAATCTTCAGAAGAAAAGATTAATTACACGGATAATATAATTGAGTTTAAAAAGTTACATTAGTGGCTAACCTACTGGGAGTTTTATATAGTATGTCTGATAGTATCAATCACCCTCCTCATTATAATAAAGGAAATATGGAAACCATAGAGCTTATTAGAAATGCCATGTCTTCCATAGAATTTGAAGGATATCTACAAGGAAATATTATTAAATATATATCCAGATATAAATACAAAAATTCTCCTTTGGAAGATATACAGAAAGCAGAATGGTATATAAAAAAATTAATAGAGGAATTGGATATGCAAAATTATAAACCCAGTGATACGGAATGATACAAATGAAATCTGAAACTTTACAAACTAAACTTAATACTTTTCATAAAGCTTTTGGTCATCCAACCAATGCTGAGTATCTTCTCAGTCCTCTCAATGATACAAAGTCTCTACGCATAAAACTTTTACAGGAAGAATTTGCAGAAGTTATGGCAGCTATATACTACAAGAAAGATAAAGCTGCTATCCTGAAAGAGCTTTGTGATCTTGTATATGTTTGTGTGGGATTTGCTGATACGTTTGGTTGGAATTTTGATGTAGCTTTTAATAGAGTACATGCTTCCAATATGTCCAAGTTGGGAGGAGATGGCAAGCCTATCTATAGAGATGATGGTAAGATTTTGAAGTCAACTCATTATAAAGAACCCAATTTGAAAGACCTGATATAAATATATAATGGAGAATAATACAATGAAGATAAGTGTAGAATTAATTAATGCTATCTTAAACTATCTTTCAAAGAAACCCTTCAATGAAGTGAATGGATTGGTGGGACAACTGATGTTAGAAGTCAGGAAAGCACAAGAAGAAGATCAACAAGAGTTTTCTTTTCCTCCTGAAGAGAAATCTTCCAGCAATGAAAAAAAGGATACCAAGAAGAATGCTTCCAACTGATTACCAATCGTTCATACATCAATCCAGATATAGTCGTTGGCTGGAAGAGGAGGGAAGACGAGAGACATGGGAAGAAACTGTCACTCGCCTTCTCAACTTCTATAAAGTTTTTATTAAAGACAAACATGACTACTCCATGCCAAAGGAACTATTTACAGACTTGTATGTAGCAATGGTCACGCTGAAGATCATGCCTTCCATGAGGGCCATGATGACTGCTGGCCCTGCACTGGAACGTAATCATATTGCTGCCTACAACTGCTCCTACCTGCCTGTGGACAGCCCCAGAGCTTTTGATGAGTGCCTCTACATCCTGATGCATGGAACTGGTGTAGGCTTCTCTGTGGAGAGACAGTACATCAATCAGCTTCCTCCAATACCTGATGTTGTTGAAGAGAGTGAGACAACAATCATCGTACAGGACAGCAAGGAGGGATGGTTCAAGGGCTTCAAGGAGCTTATCAACCTGCTCTATGCTGGTATGCTGCCCAGATGGGATATGTCCAAGCTACGCCCTGCTGGAGCTAAACTGAAGACCTTTGGTGGTAGGGCCAGTGGTCCTGACCCTCTGGATGATCTTTTCAGTTTCACCTGTAGTATGTTCAAGAAGGCTGCTGGACGTAGGCTGTCCAGTATCGAATGCCATGATCTAATGTGCAAGGTGGCTGATGTAGTGGTGGTGGGAGGAGTTAGAAGGTCTGCCCTGATCAGTCTGTCCAATCTATCTGATGACCGTATGAGACATGCCAAGTCTGGATCATGGTGGGAGACAGAACCTCATCGTGCTCTGGCAAATAACAGTGTCTGTTACACCGATGGATCAGCAGACATGGGATCATTCATGAGAGAATGGACAGCTCTCTATGAGAGCAAGTCTGGTGAACGTGGTATCTTCAATCGTCAGGCTGCACAGCAACAGGCAGCTAAGTATGGCCGTAGAGATTCCTCCATTGACTATGGAACCAACCCCTGTTCTGAAATTATTCTAAGACCGAAGCAGTTCTGTAATCTCTCTGAAGTTGTGATAAGAGCAGATGATACATCAGAAACTCTACAGAAGAAGGTGGAACTTGCCACCATACTGGGAACCATACAGTCCTGCTTCACTGACTTCAAAGGTCTTAGCAGACAATGGATGAGGAATACAGAAGAAGAGAGACTTCTGGGTGTATCCCTGACAGGTATTCTTGATAGCAAGATGATGTCAAATGTGGGAAAAGAAAATATTACTTCTCTGTTGAGTAACCTTCGATTGACTGCTGTGTCCACCAATAGAAAATGGTCCAAGTATCTGGGCATTGAACCTTCTGCTGCCATTACCTGTGTTAAGCCTTCCGGTACAGTCAGTCAACTTGTGGATGCTGCCAGTGGTATTCACCCTCGACATTCCGATTATTATATTCGTACTGTCAGGGCTGACAAGAAAGACCCCCTGACAAAGTTCATGACAGAGAAAGGGTTTCCAGTTGAGGATGAACTCTTGAAGCCACAGTCCATGTCAGTGTTTAGTTTCCCAGTGAAGGCACCCAGAGGAGCCTTGACAAGAGATAGTATATCTGCCATTGATCATCTCAAGATATGGCAGGTATACTCAAATCACTGGTGCGAACATAAGCCTTCCATTACTGTTTCTGTACAGGAGAATGAATGGATGGAGGTTGGTTCATATGTTTATAAAAACTTTGATGCAATGTCAGGTATCAGTTTTCTCCCCATGAGTGAACATACCTATAAGCAAGCACCCTATCAGGATACCACCAGAGAGGACTATGAAGCTCTTCTGAAGAAGATGCCAAAGGATGTGGACTGGCAAGTCCTGTCTGAGTATGAAGAAGAAGATAATACTATGGGAAGTCAAACATACACCTGCTCTGGAGATGTATGTGAGGTGGTGGATATTGTACAATGATGAAAAGGAAAACTAAATCTTATACTGCTGAAGTAAGATTGGAAGATTTTCTGGAGATGCAAAGAGAAGTTGGAATCTTGAGGAAAAATGTTAGAGATATTCAAGAACAACTACAAGAAGCTTACAAAAAAATTAAAGAGTTAGGAGAAAAACATGAGCCAACAACAAGAGAAAATTAAAATACATCTGGCAGGTCTGGAGATGGAACGAACCTATCTTCTGGAGAATCTGGGTGACTACCACAGGATACAAAGAAAGAATGTACAGGAGTATCTCAGTGGTAGAATAGAAACACTGATGAATGATATTGAAGATGTTTCTTTTGCAGAGACAGTCCTTGAAACTAAGGGGCCAGTAATTGCCAAAAAGAAAACAGGATAGCAATATTGCCACCCTGTTTAAGTTTGGTGTATTTCTAAATGATAAAGGTCAATTAGAAATTCAACGAGAGTATCTTCATCCCAGTGATTGGCTAACAGTCGTCAACGAAAACTTTCCCTCCTATGAAGACAAGGAGTTGATACATAGATTCCTTATTTATTCTCAAAACTTAATGGATCAGGTAGAGAGAGACCTCAGTACCTACAGTCCTATGCTTAAACCAACCCACCATCATACATAGGCTTTGTAGATGATGGTACTATGCCACCATCATACATAGGTCTTATTTGACCACCTCTGTATTTTCCCATTTCTTGTTTAGTTGGATCAAATCCTTCGGAAAATAAAGACTTTGCTTTTTCTGGATGAAGGGCCATAAAACTTATTTCTCCTCCTCCTTCTGCTTCATTCTCATATCCATATGCATCTGCACCCGTTTTATCTAAAATATTTCTAAGAAATTCAACCCATTGTTCATTACGTTTTTGATTCTCCGGTAGATCACTAAATTTTAAAGCTCCTCTAGTAATATCCTTCCATAGTTTCACTTTTGCTTCAAAAGGTATCACACTTTCTCCTTCTATATGAACATCAGGCATTGACTCTGGTCGAATATTCATAAATATTTTCTCATCATATTCAGGATCGTCAGGATATAATTCAATTACTGATTCAGGATATTGAGTTTCTTGGGCTGCTGCATACTCATCCATTATTGTATCTATATCAACTTCTGAACCTTCATCATGAAAAGAAGAATAGACTTCATCAAACAGTTCTTCATTAAAAAACCGTCCCCCATCTGTAGTATAAGACATCTTCCTAATCCACTGTTCTGGATTTTTAAAACTCAGCATGTCAGGAACTTTAAGATACTTGTTTATATTTGCTTGAATAGGTATAGTATTCATGCCTTCTGGAAGAAGAATGTTTTCTGGATTCTTCATGTACTCATTAACAAAGTTATCAAGTTCATCCTTATTTTCAAGTTGATATTTATCAAGAAGTTTTTCTGATACTAAATTCAATTCGGAGATAGCTTCCATATCTTCTTTTGTCCTAGCAGGTGCTATCGACTTAAATTTTGTGTCCGCTTGAAGTCTTTTTAGAATTTCCTGATATTTTTTTTCATACTCTTCTAAGACTCTATACCTTCCTATATCTGGGTCTTTCGTTTCTCCTTGTCTGGCTAAAAAAGCATCATACACATGAGGAGCATCTTCCTGAGATACCATATGAATACCAATATCAGAGACTCCAGATACACCACCTTTGCCCTCTGTAGGAATAATTCTTAGAATATCTTCTACTATTTCAGGATTTTTAGTAACATGCACGAGTTGTTGTCCAAATCCTTTAGATTTTGCTAATTCTCTTTGTGCATTATCAGGTTCTGTAACGAACTTATGAATTTTTCCCAATTGGGTTTCGGTCAGATCATATTTTTTTGGACTAGCTTCATCTGTTTCTGTAGTTAAATTATTTTTAACTTCCTCCCATAAATCTCCTACATATTCCTGACCAGATTTCTCTAAACCAAAAAGCTCATGTGTAGGTGTATTTTTTAAATAGTCTATGACAGCAGCTTTTGTTTCTTGAGGAATATGTTTAAGTACCTCTGATGCTATCTGTACAGCAGGAAGTCTTCTGGATAATGCTTTAACAGCAGTTCCTATAACTTTAGGTAACTTCCCCTCTAAATTTTTAGGAACAGGCTTTGTTGTTACGGGAAGCTGTTGTTCTGTTACTGTACTTGGACTTGGACGTTCTATAATATCCGGTATATTCTCTGCTCTTTGTCTTAAATCAATAGCTTTATCTTCAAGTTTTTTAAGTTCTTCATCAGGCTCACCACCCTCTGCCATATGCTGTACCATGCCACCATCATACATGGTCTGTGGTTCAGCCAACATTTCTTTCAGTGTGATCATCAGTGCATTACAATATTATCTTGAAGGTGTACATATTCTTCTGATATCCCATGCTGGCACAATCCTTTTATATCCAATATTATGGAAGGTATATTACTCTTCCAGTAATCCATGAACTTATCAAAATAGGGGTAGTCAGGTGGAACATCAAAACCCTCATAGTTAAACTCCTGAATTAAATGTGGGTAATCAGGAGTCTTGTATATTATGGTCACCAGAACTTTGCTCTGTGATAAATCAGTGGTCATTCCCATTTGTTTTCCCAGCATCCTTTATCTGTTCTTTAAGTTCTTCAACTTGATCGTGTCTGGTCTTTTTCCTTACTGCTCTCTCCAGACCATAGGCCGCTCTGACAGTTTCATCATGCTCAATAAAATTTATTTCCAGTACCCTCACTCTATCAATGAGACGTATCATCATGATACGAAGTTCTTCCAATCTCTTTCCCAGTTGATCTCTGGTATCTCTTGTTTCCTCATCCAGTTCTTCTTTAAGAATATCAATGGCTTTGACAATATCTTTATGCTCATCATTGAGTTCTTGCTTGAAGCTTCCCGTGATCCATCTAATGAGCCACCACAGAGCATACCCTGCCGCTGCTGCCGTGAGGACAGGGATACCAACAGTTTCAAATAACTTTACAAACTGTGTTATGGACATCATTTATCTGGCAGCACTGGACCCAAAGTAAAAGCTGACAATGGCTGCAAGAGTATGCAGATACATGGGTGCAAGAGCTATACCTCTGACAGCTTGCCATTCTATTGTATCTGGTGACTGCCATATGAATGGGATGGAGAACCCGCCCTCCTTGACATGAGAAACCATGACTGGTATATCAAAGAAAGGAGCAGCGAAAGGAATTACCACAATACAACCCACACATATCAAGGCTATGATCCTGCGAGTCCATGAGAAGTGTTTGTCCTTCTTGCCATGCTCTCTTACATCCTGTAGTACCTTGTGACGGGCATTGAGAGCACTCAGCATTAGCTTGTGCTGCTCTGCTTTAGCTTTGACGATCTGCCCTATGAGGGTAGTGACAAAGCCCATTATGGAGCCGCCCAAGAGGGTTGTTACGAGTTCCATTATGTAAAGATTGCTCTTGATCCGGGGGCTGGTTGAATAGTTATTTGAGAATCTCCAGTAGCAGTACTCTCAGTTCCTATACCTACACGTTGAGCCTCTCTTGCTCTACTTTCTGGACTCTGACCAAAGATTCTTCTACCAATACCTTCTCCAACATCTGTTAAAGCTTTTTCACTGGCAATTTGAGCAGGCTGTATTGGTTGTCCAAAATCTTTACTTCTAGGTACATTTGCTCTTTGTAAACTGGGAGGAGCAGCTATATTAGAAAAAGCTATACTTGGTATTCGTTGTGCCAATGTTTTTTGAAGACCAACATTAGCACTAATAGAAGTTGTTCCCAGAGAAGCCATTTTTAAAGTTGCAGCAGGAAAAGGAACTGATCCTGTTGATGCTCTTCTTCTGTATTTTGGGGCTGCTAAAGTTGATGAATATGCTACCATTATGTGCTCCTTACAAAATTAGATATAACCCATATAACAATTGATCCTATAACTCCCAGAACGGCTGCTGCTCCATAGACCATATGTCTATCCTTCTCCAGTTTCTTAATTCTTGTATCATGTTTTTCAATGGTATCCCATTGCTTCTCTGTTACAACCATCAAAGAATCAAGCTTACCTTCCAGCCTACCAAGTATAAGATACATATCCTTGTCAGAGATATTACTCATCAGTCAAGTATCTCACGAACAGTTTCACTAATACTTTCTACAATATCTGCTGGTACTTCACCAAATTTTCTTTCTCTTCTTTTAAATCTTTTCGCCTGAACAATTCTTGCATTGATTAATATATCTTCCATGCGTTCCACTAATTCTTTCACTGCTTCCTTTGCTTCTTCTTCTTTATTTTTATATAATTCTGTACCATAATACTTGAAAACATCCTTTTCTTTTTTCTTTATTAAGGCTTTTAATTCTTTGACCTCTGTCTTGAATTCATTTGTAAATACAGCAGTGAGTTTTTCTTTATCAATAGGCCATATTTTAATACCTACTGTTTGTGCAAGAGCCATAAGAACAGGCAGGTCTGGTGCATAAGCAGAAGAATCTGGTCTTCTTTCCAGAGCATTCATTATCTTTTTATGTGCCCATGAATCATAAAAATCATTTCGCTCGTCAGAACCAAATAGTTTTTGTAATCCACTAAATCCCAACAGTGGATTATTGGGAACAAGACGGGCCAATGTAAAGTGAAATCTTTCCCATGCATTTTCTGAAAGCTCTCTCCCCGTGAAAGGGTCTATACCCAAAATCATAGGCATAAATAATTCTCCTGCAAGACCGAAGGAAGGTTGGAAAGGTGCGGGTAATCCTGCAATCCTTCCTCCCTGTTCAGGTGTTGTTTGACCTAAAGCATCACCACCCGGAAGAAATCTAGTAGTATCTAAATAATAAGATGTTTGAGGAAGTTTATTGCCTTCTACATCTCTATCCAAACCCCAACCCAGAGCATAATCAAATCTTTGTTGTGCAAACTGTTCTGCACCTCTGAGAGGATCACCCATCTTTAGAAAAGTAGGTGGCATGACAGGAAGACCAAATGCACGGGCAAGTCTTTTTTCATCCATGAGTGCTCTCTCATATTCCGTTTCTTTCTTTGATCTTTCTCTTCCTGCATAATCAAGTGCATATCCAATAGATGCCCACTTGGCAAACTTAGCTGGATTTAACGTGGCTGTTTTTGCAAGCATGGGAATAACTCTGTAGGTATATGAGAAGAAAGGAAGTCCGGTATCCCTGAGAAAATTTATGAAAGGAGCTTGAATATTATAATCAATAAATCCTTTTTTTGCTTCTTTAGCTGCTGATCTTTTTATTTGTTCAATAGCATTATTGTATTCTGATGATCCTTTCTTGAACTGTTTTAATTCCGGTATTCTTTTCTGTACTCTATCAATGTAGAGAGCAACACGAAACATCTGATCTTCTCTTTGATAGAGATCAGTCAGTCCTTTATCGGCCCATTTCATAGGATTTTTAAGAAATTCTTTCCCTCTTGTTTTTTTACCAATAACTCCTTCACCTATTTTTGTTTTATCAAGCCAGTCAACATATTTTTGATAGGTTCTACCTGCAATATTATTAGACATCTCAAGAGTATCTTCTATGTCTGCTATAGGATCATCAGTATCAGCAGTTACTTTTTTTCTTTTCAATTGTACTCTGAGAAATTCCCTAGCATACACTGTTTTCCAATCTTCCTGACCTACTCTGAGTTCTGCTTTAGCCAGACTGGCATCAAATACACCCAGTCTTACAAGGTCTTCATAAGTATTAGATTCTCCAAATCCTAGATCAAGTTTATTTAAATTGTCTTGTCCTTTCTTGGTAAATACCTTAAAACCATGATCTGCAAAAGTACCAAAAGGAACATTGTGCATATCCAATAAGAAAAAGTTTGATACAGTATTATTAGTGTGAACAGTAGGATTCCATGAAGTTTTACTTCTCTTCCACATAGAATTATAACGTCTGTATGATCTAAAAAAATCAGGAAGATGACCTTTACCATGATAAAGCCAACCTAAAAATCCTTCTCCTTGAGAAAATTCTCTTTGTACTTTTATAGCATCTGCCATATCCTTTGGTATATATTTACCTGCAAGATCACCATATCGTTCTAAACCTGTTTTCTTAATTTTATTACCATGCTTAAAGTGAAACATATCTGCCTGTTCTTCTGGAGAAAGTTGTTCAAAAGTTTTCTTGCCAGAATCTTTATAGGCTTTATACATACTTCTCGCAAAAGCTTTTTCATCTTTTGATGCTTTTTTACTTTTTGATATTTTAAGTAGTCTTTTTAATTCAGCATTATCCATATATCCAAACTTAGTATTAATATCTGAATAAAATTTATAGACAGCAAGATCATTAATCATAAGATCACCCGTTGCCTTGATGGCAAAGGCTGCATCTTCTATTTCGTTGAGAGCTTTTCTTTCTTTAGCTGTAAGCTGTTTACGAAGAGTTTGTATTCCATTTTTTACTTTTCCTAGTTTTTTATATCCTTGTTTTTCTAGATTAGCTATTCTTCCTGTTTCTTTTGCTGGGATAGGTATTGGATGTCCTCTTGCCATAAGTTCAACACCAACTAAACCATGTCTGCTTTCATCAGTGGCTTTAGTAAGTATTTCTCTTACTTCTACTCCTATAGCTTTTCTAAATTCAGGACTTAATTTTTCTCCATATGTTCTATGAATATAGGTATTCATATTCTCATGAAACGTAGAAGGTTTAAGCATACCTGCATCAACCATTCTTTGACCTGTTTCTTGAATAAGTTCTCTGGCTTCTGATCCTATTTCCCTAGCTTCTTTAGAAAGACCAGCTATATTATCTACCTGACCATCAAGAAAATAATACAGTATCTGTTTTTCATTTACTGACAGAGCCTTTGCTCTTTCAGCAATATCTGTAAACTTATAGGCAACATCATTAAAATCCAGAAAAGCTCCTTCATGTAGCTTTACAAATTCATCTGATAGCTTATAGTTATCTATAACTCTACGTCCAATAAAATCTTGTGCTGACTGTCCTTTAATTTTGATTTTCTTTGCTGCTCCAAATCCAAGAGCAGCACCTCCAAACATAAGAGTTGATTTCAGTGCAGTTCTCCAAGGACCACTATCCATATCATTTTCATCTTCAAGACGATTTATATATTTATCAATATCCTCTCCAAATACATAGTTGCCACCAAAAGCTCCTGCTCCTGCCCCTAGTGAAGCAATAGGATTATCCAATATAATTGGTTTGTAAACATATTTTCTTTTAAGGTCTTCATATTTTTGTGAGGCAGGTTGAAATTTTCCATAGTAAAAAGACTTGACACTATTTGTCAAGCTGGTTGTGTCAATACCTGTAAGTTCTTTTACAACAGCTTGAGGATTATCAGTAAGTTGTTTGGGTGTTTTTGCTGCTATGAAACTTCCCAGAGCACCGGCAGGAAGACCAATGGCAGGAGCCAATACCGTCCCTGCCGCCATTCCTGTGATAGTATTAAAAACTCTATTGGAACTATCATTATCAACATAGGCTGTTAGACCACCAATTCCTCCCCACATAAAACCAGTACCGGCAAGTCTTTTGGCTTTCTGCCATTTAGTAAATTTATATCCTGCCTTGGCTAATTGAGCAGCTTTACTGGCAGGAGTTAGCCATCCTACAGGATCAAGAAACATAGAACCAAAGTAAGTCCACTTTATATCAGCGCCCCATTCTGGATGTTCCATAAGTTTAGTGAGTAGTTTTTGATCAACGGCCATATCTACTTTATCAAATCCAGCCATTTGTTTGATGCCTCTATAGGAATCAGTTACACCCAATGTAGCGGCAAACATCATTGCATCTTCACGATCATACTCAGAAGCTTTTTCCTCCAGACCTCCACTAAACTGTCCAGCAATAGCATCAAGATCATTTTCAGTTTTATCAGAAAGTAAATCTTGAACTCTTATAGTAGGAATAGGTTGAAGAGATTCCATTTGTTCTTGCAGAGAAGCCATTATGGAGCCATCTCTTGAGCAGCTAAATCATATTGTTCTGCAAGGTAATCATAAATAGCATCCCTTGCTTTTTGTTCATTACCAGAAAGCCATCCCTGTCTATTAGAATAAGCAGTAAATAAACGATCTCTAAGCCTTTCTAAATGTTCTCTCCTATCTATAGGAGGATCAAGACTAAGAGCATTTACAATTTCTGATGCAAAATAGTCTTGATTAAAAGTATTATATAAATGGTTAGTAGCTTCTGTAGACATTATTTGTGTAGATGAAACAGGTCGTCCCCCACTGGGAGGAGGATTCATTTTTTGATCTATACCAGTATCCATCATATTTTTAACTGCATTATGTATTTGATTGGTATCATCGGCAATTGCTTTTGTAATTTCTGGTGATGTACGTCCTTGATATTGTCTAAGTAGCTGTACCATAATTCTTTCATTAACGTCTGCACTATTTACAATAGTAAGTATTGCATCTGGACTATCTTTAGAAATACCCGCTTTTTTTAATATATCCATAGCTAGTTTACTGCTTTCATTCACTGTGTAACTACCCAATTCATCTGGAAAACGACC